TCGAAGCGGTTCAAAAAGCAGCAAACAGATGCTTTGTGAGGATAATTTTATTGACTCGCCTGGTGAGAACAGTAGAATGCAACGCATCGAAAGGCAGCATGGTCTGCCAGAAGATAAAGTAAGTCAGAGAGTTAACTTAACTTTTTGATTGCTAAGCGGGAATAGCTCAGTTGGTAGAGCACGACCTTGCCAAGGTCGGGGTCGCGAGTTCGAGTCTCGTTTCCCGCTCCAAATTTAGTCAGCAGAGGTGAAGCTCTGATGACAGAAAAGAATAAAAGGCGCGTTGGCAGAGTGGCCATGCTACGGATTGCAAATCCGTCTACCTCGGTTCGACTCCGGGACGCGCCTCCACTTTACACCCAAGCCCGGGTGGTGAAATCGGTAGACACAAGGGATTTAAAATCCCTCGGCTTATGGCTGTGTGGGTTCAAGTCCCACCCCGGGCACCATCTTCGAACTACCGATTAAAACGAATAAAAACAAGCTGTAAGCAATGTCGTAACCGCCCCTGAAAGGCGGTTTTTTTATGCCTCAAAAACACACTTCAGAATATACCTTCAGAATATTTCCTTTCTCTCACTGACCGCCGACTACCGGGACAATAGTGATTTTTCTGTTGTATCGTGCAGTTTGCTCAACATTTTTATGCCCGGAAATCGCCTGTTTGTCATAAATATTTCCGGACAGGTCTGAGATGCCTTTCGCCTTCAGGTCATGAAAGGTGAAGTTAAAATCAAGGTTTGGATAAGCTTCCCTTGCGGCTTCCTTTGCTTTCATCCAGCGACTGTTAAACCCGTCACGCGTGTACTTCGAACCGGATGGCTGGTGGACAACGAAAATGCTACTCATGCCGCTCTTTAAGGGCAGGGCATTGCATGCTTTAACCACAGATTCAAGACGTGGGCTCCACGCTTTGATTTGAGCAACACTCGTTTTGCTTTGCTTAATCATGATCCCTTCTTCAACGAGCTGGCTTTTCTTCATTTCCAGCACATCAGCCTGGCGTGCACAGCATAGATAAGCCAGCTCCATAGCAACCTGTACCACAGGTGGCGACACGGTATATAGCGCGGCGTACTCAGCATTTGTGATGTACCGGTCTCGTGCAACCTCCTTGAACTGCTTTACCCCTTTGCAGGGATTTCCTTTAACCTTCCCGCGTTCAAAACCCCAGCGAAAGACACGGGACATAAACGCTTTTTCTCTGTTCGCCTGCGTTCTGCTTTTGACTCCGCGCTTGTCCAGGTATTTACGCACATGCTCTGGTTTGATGGAATTCGGCGGCATTTTGCCGAAAACAGAAATCACCTTCAGTGAGTACTTCCTGTAATCCTTCTGCGTCTCTTTGCCGAGCTCGAAAAAGTCAGCCGATTTGAAAAAGTTTTCAACCAAACCAGAGAACGTATTTTCGTCGGTACGATCATTAATCAGCGCTTCATAAGCACTCCATACCTGTGAAGGAGTTGATGTGATGTCGCAAAGGCGTATGGTCCCACCGTTCTTGGGCTTAAATTCATAGGCGGACCTGCCCCGGTACGTCCGGGGAGGCATCCACTGATCTTCTTTGTTTACCCTGACTCTTGCCATTAGTTCTCCAATGCTCCGAAATTGGGCTCGAAATCCTCCACTCCAGCCGCGTGACGGCGAGAAAGAGGGTCGTTAAAATGTTGCCATGTGGTTCGCGGTCTGCCATCACGGCGGGTGATGAAAAACACCCCAGCACTCCTCAGACACTCACATTGTTTTGAGGGAATCCGATAGCCTGTCAGTTCCTGAATGTCAGCATCTGAAATAATTCCGTCTTGAATCGCCTGTACCATATTTGTCTCCGCAACCCGCTGCATCGGGTAGTTAAGTGGTGTGACATGTCACGGGGTTAATTTCACTTCATACCATCCATTTCGTGCCCAGCAGGCTGACTCCTCATGTAGCGGGCAACTCTGCACCGGCAACTGATCACCGCAACGGCCACAGCGTTTCTTACTGAGAGATTTAAACCGTGCTTTTGCCCTGGCATCATCCTGACGAATGAGAAGGGCGATATACTCGGCCAGTTCGTAAGGGTCTCTGCCGGGACGGCGGGCGACACGGTTACGTTCCAGCATCGCCAGCTCCTGCGCATCTAAAACTAGCTCAAGCTTCTGCTCACCGCTGGCAGCCTGCCGCGCGCGCTGCGCTGCTTTGCGTTCTGCTGCTGACTTAGCCATAGCGCTTCTCCTTGCTGCAAATAGGACAGGAGTTATCGGACATCGAATAAGGGAAGCTGCTATCCAGTTCATCGACCCACTGAAGGTGGTCGCTACACCAGAAGACCTCCCAGGGCATGCTGTAATGCTTCATCCAACAGGAAATCAGGTATGGTACGGCTGATGGCGGCAGCTCCTCCGGCAGCAACTTATCGTTCAGTTCCCGTTCCGCGCGCGCCAGCATTTTTTTCAGTGACTGGATTTCTTCTTCTTGCTGCCGAACCTGCGCCTGTAATTCAGCTTTTGTTGCCATCAGTCGTCATCCTCTTCCCAGTCTTCATCCTCCTGAGCGAATGAAAGCAGAGGATTCATAACTGTGCATACCTCGCTGGCATAACCGGGGCGGGTGAGGTTATGCAGAACGCCATAGACATCGAACATTTCTGTACGATCACTGCCGACATCAAGAGTGCATGCCAGCTGGTGGCAGTCTGTTGCCAGAGCCTGAATTTTCGCGAAGATTTCAGCCTTGTTTGACATCATCACCTCCCGGCGCTGGCGCTGCTGCATTCGCCATTTTGACGCCAAGCCGAATATCATCCATTTCTATATCGCCGCTAATGTCACATTGGCGGAAGGCAACGGTAAGAAACTCCATGCATTGTGCGTTTGACCACTCCGGCGCTCTGGCCGCTGGCGGGGTTGTGTAGAGGTTGTAAATATCGTCAGGCAGAGAATGGCCAGCACTGGTGTAACACAGCGCATATTTCTTTCCGTCCCCGCGCCCGCGCTGAATGTCCACTACTGCAACAGGCTCACCCGCCGCAGCATCGCGTCGCCTTAGCTCAGCCTCTGCCTTTTCGCAGCGCGCAGTTTTGGAATCAAGAGCACGCTTTGCCAGACTGAACTTACTTTCCATTCTCGCTATCTGCTCATCATGCTCAGCCTGTTCTGCCCGCAGCTCGTCGCGCTCACGCTCTGCCGCTTCCATCCTCCCGAGTAGTGGGAACAGGTCGCGCAATGGAACTGTCAGTACCTCGAATCCGTTTTTCTCTGCTTCTTCCGCGTAAACCCGCACTTTTTTTACCAGGTCGATATCGCTCATGGCTGCTCACCTGTACGTAGCCAGATGCACACCGCACCATCTTCAGTGTCATGGATTGAGCCTACGAACCACCCTTCACCAGCAGGTGATTTTGGCTCCCATGAGGAGAGGTCAGAACCATCGATACCAGGCTCGACTTCTTCCTCGTCACGATAAGAAACGGACCACTGCAAGCCCTGCGACTCCATCCACTGGTTGAATTCAGCAGAAGGGATAAACTCTCGGCCATCACAGAACGCCAGATAATCTGGGTGTGACCAGTAGCCATACTGATCGCGTTTTACTTCCATTGGCTTAATCATGATTTACCCTCAGGTGATTCCAGCGATTTAGGAAAAGAACACGTGCCGCACGCGGTTCCAGTGGTGCAACAATGAAGTCAGCCAGAGCAACACCCTCTAAGCATGGCCACACTGCACCATCATCCAGACCCAAATCACGGCGCTCAGTACCCAGCATCACCAGGTCTGCATGCTTTACTGCAGGTGACATTGCTGGTGGAAGTCCGAACTTATTACGGATCACTGCGTCAACACGTCCCTCAATGGCCTGATAGTCAGGTAGCAGGGCTTTGAGCGGTGAATTGATGTCGCTGCAATAAGCTTCAGCGGCATCGTGCAGAAGGGCTTCCAGTGCGTTCTCATGCGGCACCAGGTAGCTGACGTGAACCGAATGCTGGGCGACGCTGTAGAACTCGCTCACATGGCCAGTGAACCGGCAGATATTCGATAACGCGGCGGCGATGTCTACGATGGAGATACTTTCAGGGTGCATCTCATTAAAATTGAAGTGCCGGCCGGATAGGGTGGTAATCCACGACATTATTCAGTCTCCACAGTTGCAGGGATGAGTTTCTGCCAGATCACTGAAACGTACTGCGCCTGATGAATGGCATCAGCCAGGGCGTTATGACGATCACCGGTGAAGGGCATATCCATTTTTGGATTGATACCCATCTGTCGACCCAGCTCTACCATCGTTCTTACGCAGCGGTCTTTGTAGAACGGCCAGAACGCTGGGAATCCAATGCGCTCATAAGCAGCTCGAAGTACAACATTATCCAGTGAAGGACCGTTGCCCCAAACCTGCACGCTTCCTTCCGACTTGTTCTCGGTAACGAAGATACTGAGCTCGTGAAGAGCAACAAAGATGCTTGTAACCGCCGTCACCACCTCAGAACGTGCTTCGCTGGACTGCTGCAGCCACCAAATAATGGTATCCGGGTCCGGCGTTGCGCCGAGGTTCATTTCGCTGGCCAGCAGCACTGATTTCGAATACTGCGCGCCCAGCTCTCCGGTTGATGGTTCGAAGAAGACTGCGCCGATCGCAACGATAGGAGCGTTCGGTTTATTGCCCATGGTTTCAAGGTCGATCATTAAATGCTTCATGGCTTATCCTGATTTCAGGTTGCACGAATCCCTTACCGCGATCGGTAATAAAACGGGAACCTGATAATTTAATTAAATGGCTGGTGGATCACTGCATTAATCCACAGCCGTCTCCGCTGAGTAACACATCGAAAAGAGCACTACCGCGTTTCTGCCGCCCCATCCTGGCTTTTGGTAATACAACGGCTGCGAAATAGGTTTTGCATGCCAGCGCTCTTTTCGATGTGTGCCGGTCTTTCCCGACTGCCATCAGCCCAACTGTTACACCCGTATTTCTCGCGCTGTGCCTGCTGCAGCATACTAGCGGATTGCCCTAATTATTAGGTCACCGATTAAGGGATGCGCTGACGCAACCCATCAATTCACCACAGGAAACGGCATTCACTCAGCGTCTCAAAGCGTTCAACAAAGACCCACCTTGCAAATACCCTTACCTGTTGTGAAAAAGGACGGTTAACAGGGCTACAAAACTCCCCTGGTGAGGCAAACCCTGCCAACCGTCAAGACTACACACAGCACTCGTAAGACATTGCCTGTAGAAACTTTTCCACTTCAGGCGGCAGTGGTATCTTGTAGTTCTCACACAACAAGATGGAATTTCATGAAAAGATCGGACGTTTTAACTCAATGCCTTATCAATACAGGTTGTGGGCTTTCTGAAAGAGAGTGCCATCACCTGATTATTCATACTTTCGCTGAAGAATACCCCGAAGAAAATTACGATACTTGGGACATAGAAATCAGCGATCAAACAGCACAGCACATAATTAAAACAGTAGGCCGGGCTTCTTGGATAAAAGTGGACCTATTTATCAGAGATCTCTGGGATGCTTACTGAACCAACTCCGCTATAAGGATGGCCGTAGAGTGTGCGGCCGCTTTGATTCGCTTCTGTTTCCAGTTCTTCTTTGCTTTTTTGGAGAGTAGAGACGACGCCATCAATGAAGCTGAGGTAGTCTGCTGCAACTGCGCCATCAGTATTTAAAATCTGAACTAAATCACCGTTGACAGTTAATCCAACACACTTACCCATCAAACCTCCCGACTCAACACTCGTCTGATTTTTGACCATAGTGACGTCTCCTTTGAACGCTTACGCTCTTCCTCCACCTTGGCTAGAATTTTCTCCAGCGTTTCAGGTGGGATCGTACTCAAGTCAAAACCACAGTGAGGACAGTGGTCATAAAGCGGCTTCCATGACATCCCGCTTTTGAAGATTTTCACCTTTCCATCGGCTGACATTTAGGAGCCTCTTGAAGACCACATGTAGTGGTGAACCATTCGTTGATAGTGATTAAACAATAGCTTTATAGTTTGTGTCAACTAAATGTTTATGTTTTGTGTGAGGAGTATAAACTACGGGCGTTTACCCGGAGGTTAGCCGGGTAAAGATTTTTGAGGGTTTACTCTTTAGATACGTCTTCAGCTGATATGAAGCGTGTGGCTTTGATGATTCCAGATACAAAATGAATTTTTACTACGTTAGCTGGTGCCATGGTTATTGGCTTGTGATCGTTATTGATGCTCGTGAACTGATAGTCTCCTTCACGTGTAAAGTTCAGTATTTTTATCATGTTATGCCCATCAGCAGTTCGAATGAATACTTCATCTCCGGGGTGGACTTTTGTATTTGGCTCGATTAATACAAATTCTCCTGACTGAATCCGTGGCCACATGCTATCCCCACGGACTCGAACGCCATAGGCCCGGCTGTCATTGCTGTAGATTTGTAGCCAACCGGCGTGAAACTCCATCATATCAATTAAGCCGTCCATACCCAGTACTGCGTCGCCAATTACAGGTATGACCCCATCCTTGACGCCGCCAACGAGTTCAATGTTGTCGGATTCTTTATCCTCACCTAGCACCCATGACAAGCTTAAACCCGTTGCAGCAGCAATTTTTATGGCTGATTCCTTGCCGATCTCTCCACGCTTAAACCAGTTATTAACTGCCTGTGGGCTGACTTCAGCCATGCGTGCCAATCCAGCTTTAGTGACATTGGCTGCCTTGAGAAGCTCCTCAGGGCGAGTGAGCTTAGTCATTTCTGTTTCCACGTTAGTTTTCATCCCTAAATGATAAACCTTTTGTTTACACGCAGGAATAAACAAAAGATTGACCTTTATATAAACTCATTGTTTAATCTCACTCATCGCACATACCGGAGATTTTCAATGACCCCATTAGGAAAGGCTATCAAAGCTGCAGGCTCAGCCAGGGCTTTAGCTTGCAAGCTCGGAGTATCACCTATGAGCATTAGTTATTGGCAACACCGCTCTTCAGGAATGGTTCCAGCAGAGCGAGTAATCAGAGTTTTTGAGGTTACGGGAGTTACACCTCATGAACTTCGCCCAGATTTGTATCCGAACCCAACTGATGGAATGGCTGATCTTAATCGCTCAGCACCAGCTCGTTAACTACTAAAGGAATAGGGCAATGGTGGAATTACAGCAGATCGTGATTCAGGCATGCAGGGAATACGAAGGCACTAACACCCAGATCGCTGAACTGATGGGCCTGAAATACAGCGAGTTTAACAACCGCCTGCACATGAAAAATGGTACGCGCTTTTTCGACATGGACCAGCTGGCTTACATGCAGCACGTAGTGGGGCACCCGTTCCTGGCTGATTACTTCGCACGGCAGTTCGGCATGCTGGTGGTCGATAACCCGGCACCGGAGCAGATGGATAACGTTGAGCTTTTCAGCATTCAGATGATGGCTGAAGCTTCACGCGGAAAGGTTGCGCAGTCAAAGCTAGCGGCTGAAGAGGACGGCATTATTGATAAAAGTGAACTGAAGGAAGTGGCGAGAAATGTTCTTGGCGCTGTTCGGTACACGATGAAGGGTTTTTTGGCATGGGCCGCACTTCATGGCGTTCAGGTTGAGGCAGCGGAATTGATTGTAAACAGAAAGGTTGATGACCAGGGGATTGCAGCCCCTGGCCATCGGCGCTCAAGTCACTTTTAGCGGAGACATAAGCACATGAACACTTTACTAAAAAAAGCGGGCATACCGCAATTGCATTGTAAGTCATTGCCAGGTGGAGCAGCACCGGCTTCGTTTTTGTATGAAGCAAGATTACCCGGCGAGGCTGTGAACAGCAACTACCAGCTGGACGTGCCACGGGTAGACGTTGAGAAGTTATGGCAGCAGGTAAACGATCTTACGCCGACCGGAGGGCTGCGTGGATGAAGACAGCCAAAACCTTAACCGGACGTACCGGGACCCGCGCGGCGTTCTGGTCAAAGTCATCCGCTGGGACAAAATCAACCAGCAAGTCATCTTCCTGCGTGCGAACTATCCGTATGAGTGCATGCAGCCGCTTGAGCGGTTTTTACAGAAATTCACGAGGGTTCTATGAGCGTTAAGTTATCCGCATACGTCTGGGATGGCTGCGCACTGTCCGGCATGAAACTGACAGAGGTGGTCATCATGGCACGCCTGGCTGACTGGTGTAACGACGATGGAGTTTGCTGGCCCAGCGTAGGAACTATTGCCCGCCAGATTGGCGCGGGTGAAAGCACTGTCCGCACGGCTATTGGCAAGCTTCAGAAAGAAGGCTGGTTAAGCCGCCGTCAGCGCCGTCAGGGGAACCGTAACGCATCCAATGTTTATCATCTGAACGTGGCAAAACTGCGTGAAGCGGCCAGCAAAGTTCATACGCCAGAATCTGACACCTCAAAATCTGATGCATCAAAATCTGACGCGTCGAAATCTGAGGCATCAAATTCTGACCCGTCGAATAACTGCCGTGAAACAGGTTTTCACCCGTCAGCATCTGGGGGCGATCCGTTAGTAAATTCAAAACAAGAACCATCAGATAAAAACACTTTTGTCCAACCGCCTCCAGCGGCAGGACGGGATGACAAAATTTCTGAAGAAATCCACGTAACAGACCAGGCCATTCTGGTGCTGAAGCATCTGAACCTGGTTACGGGGGCCAGATACACAACTGCGAAGGCGACTCTGGAAAATATCAGGGCTCGCCTGGTCGATGGCCACACTGTCGAAGAGCTGAAGACGGTCGTTGAGTTCATGGCCGATCGCTGGATGAACACCGAGTGGGCGAAGCATCTGACCCCGCCGACGATTTTCCATCCGGCTAAATTCCCGGCCAACCTGCTTGGTGCGAATGCATGGGATAAATCAGGCCGTGCAGCAGCGACACAACGAGCGGAGCCAGTGAACACTGCTGAACGTGACGATGCTTTCAAGCGGCTTGTAGCGAACCCAGGCAAACCCCGGAATCGTACCGAGGAGCTGGCTAAGCGTGCAGCTGGATCGGCAGGGTTGGGGCGAATGAACGAAGTGATGGCCCGGTCCTCATGGAAAAACATCTGGACGGAAGCGGTTAAAGGCGCGGCAGAAGAAAACCAGCAGGGGGCTGCATGAGCATGAATATTCGTGAAATGGCTATTGAGTTTGTTCGCAATAACCCTGGCTGTACGTCAACGCAGATTGCTCTTGGTGCAGGCATACCGAAACGCCTTATTCAGCCGCTGATGTCGGAACTGTACGTGGAAGAAATCGTTACACGCTATGCACTAAAAGCGCACCCGTTTTACTACCGCATGCCGCTGGAATCCGAGCGCGTCAGCCTGGGTGTGAAATACGACATGCATCGTGGTAGAGCCATTGAGCTTGAGGAAAGAGGCCTTTGGCGGCGTGCGGCACGCGAATGGTTGCTTGCTATGGATGCCACTAAAAACGATGAGGCCCGAGATAAAGCAGCAGCGCGACGTGAGCACTGCATAAGTCACGGTCAGGTTGGCATTTCATACGACACACCGGGCATCGGCGTTGTATCGGTACCTGAAATCGATCACTGGAGGGACTGGTGATGAAGAAATTGCGGGAACACTTCACCCGGCACGAAATTTTCTATCACAGCATTCAACTCGCTAGCGTAATGATTTTTCTTCTCTTTCTGGCCTTGGTATTGGAGATGGCAAGCAAATGACTTCACTTTCAGTAGTACACAAAAACCGCGATGAATCTGCAACCGATATCGTCCCACGCAAAACCTACTTCGCAGGGCTGAAAGAGTTCTATGTAGAACCCGGCTATAACGTTCGCGACATCGATCAGGCGCATGTTGAAGAGTTCCGTGATGCTTTCATTCTTGGTGAAGAAGTCCCGGCGCTGGTGGTTCAGGTCACAGAGCAGGGCTTAAAAATCATCGACGGCCACCATCGTTACTACGGTGCATTGCTTGCGACTGAAGCAGGCACTGAAGTGGCTCGTCTGGAATGCAAAGACGCCAAAGGCACAGAAGCTGATCGCATTGCACTGATGGTCACCAGTTCCCAAGGACGATCACTGCTGCCGTTGGAGCGTGCAGGTGCATATCAGCGCCTGATGAATCAGGGCTGGACCGAAGCCGAAATTGCGAAAAAAGTAAAACGTTCTGTGGCCGACATTGAGCATCACCTCCAGTTACTTGAAGTAGGCGATACGCTGATCGGTATGGTCCGTTCGGGGGAAGTTGCGGCAACAACAGCAGTGTCATTATCCCGCGAACACGGCACTAAAGCTGGCGCAGTAGCTGAAGAGAAGATGGCCGAAGCCAAAGCCGCTGGCAAAAAGAAACTGACCAAAGCCGCCGCCATCCCACAGTTCAGCGCACTTAAAGCCCGCCGCCTGGTTGAGCTTATGGCCGCGTTTGAATTCAGCGATGACGGGTACAAAGCGTCGGATGAAATCTATCTGGAAGCGATGGGCATTCTGAACGAGTACCGTGAAAAACATGGCGTGCCGGCACAGGCGAGCACAGAGGGTAAAACGCTGGAAACCAAACTGCCATTCCTGAAAGAAGACATCATCAGCCAGAGCGGTGTTGAGGCCTGGGCATGTGCTGCGGCCGCGTTCGGTGACAAAGCAGAGTTCACATTCAGCGAATCGAAGTACGCGCACAGCTGGGCGTCGGACTCACTTGAGCAACCAGAGTTTGTTGTTGTCCCCGCTGACACAATCCGCAAGGCCGTTGAGCTGGTGGCCGCGTATTCGTCAACTGACGAACTGCAGGCATTTGTTGATAAGCATTACGCTGATGAAGCGATACGGGAAGACATGTTCCAGCGCTTCAGTCAGGTGTACGAAGAAAACCGCAACTTCGCCCCAACAGCGTCAGATTTTCTGAGCTTGCTGAATCTCACGCTGAGTTCTACATGGGGAAATGTCAGAGAGTTACGCGCCGCAATAAAGTCAGCCATCAAAGAGTTATCATCAGAGGTGGCCGGATGAAGTACGGACTGATTTACGCTGATCCTCCCTGGTCATATGGCAACACCATCAGCAACGGTGCAGCCAGCGATCACTACAGCACGATGACACTTGCAGAAATCAAGAGGCTCCCCGTATGGGAGCTTTCTGCGGACAACTCAGTCTTGGTGATGTGGTACACCGGAACCCATGTTGAAGAGGCCAGAGCTGTCGCTGAGGCGTGGGGCTTTGACGTTCGCCAGATGTTCCTGTTCACATGGGTGAAGTTCAACGGCAGGGCAGAGCAGCGATTCAACGCCGCTCTTGAACAGCAGACGATCCACGACTTTTCCGACTTGCTGGAAATGCTGAACGCTGAAACACGGATGAACCCCGGCAATTACACGCGCGGCAATCAGGAATCTGCGCTGGTGGCTGTCCGGGGAACGGGGCTGGAGCGGGCCAGTCGCTCCGTTAAACAGGTGATTTACTCCTGCCAGGGTGAGCACAGCACTAAGCCGGCAGAAGCCAGATTTCGTCTGGAGCAGCTTTATGGCGATGTTCCGCGCATAGAGCTGTTCGCCCGCCGTCCGTCAGAGGGCTGGGGCATATGGGGCAATGAGTGCGACAGCAGCGTGCAGATGCTGCCGGGTAGGGTTGCATGAAACTGATCCTGCCATTTCCACCCAGTGTTAACGGATACTGGCGCTCTACCTCTCGCGGTACGCTGATCAGTGAGCGTGGCCGCAAATACCGCATCAATGCGATAGCTGCCGTTTATGAGCAACTCCGCCGCCGCCCACAGGCGATCACTCATGACATTGATATCCACGTCGTCCTCTACCCGCCGAACCGCGCTAAACGCGATTTAGACAACTTCCAGAAGGCGCTGTTTGACGCTGTGACCCACGCTGGCGTGTGGGCTGATGATATTCAGATCAAGCGCATGGTGGTGGAGTGGGGTGATGTGACATGTCACGGTAAAGCAGAGTTAACGATCAATGAATTTCATCGATAAAACAACGTACTTACGTTGCCCTGTCGGTGTCAGGATTGTATATTTATACAGTCACTTAGTTACGGTCCGCATGCAGGCGGCCGTAACCACAACAAGCGGAGACAAGTATGAATCAGTTACTCGTAATTGATGGCGTTTCTGTACGCCAGGATAACTCGGGGCGGTACTGCCTGAATGATTTACACCGCGCTGCTGGTGGAGAGGATAAGCATAAACCGGCTAACTTTTTCCGGCAGGACAACATCAAAGCGTTATGTGCGGAAATTGACCGTTGCTCAGATGTGAGCATCGGGTGTATTGAGTCTATTCGCGGTGGCCCTAATCAGGGGACATACGTCAGCAAAGAGCTGGTGTATGCCTATGCGATGTGGATTAGCGCTATGTTCAACCTGAAGGTGATCAGAACTTTCGATGCGGCGATGACTGGACAGAGCAATACCCAGCGTTCTGACCAGGTGCAGGCCGGGGTGATCCTGCTTGAGTCAGCGGCGCGCACGCTTAACTTCTCCAATTCATCAAAGCTTGGCGCATATCATAAGCTACAGGAATTCGCAGGCCTGCCAAACATGATGCCGTCATACGCGATAGACGCGCCCTCTGACAGTGTTGATGGTTCGAGCCGACCGACACTATCCCTCACAGCACTCATTCAGCGGAATCGCGTACAGCTCAGCGTTATTGAAGCGTTTAGACGACTGGCAGCAGCTGGCATCGTGGAGAAGCTATCGCGAGCAAGCAATTCAGGTCGCGCGCGTAACGGCAGGAAAGAATTCTGGTCAGTAACGTCGAGAGGACTGCTGTTCGGTAAAAACATCACCAGCCCTAACAGCCCACGCGAAACACAGCCCCACTTCTACATCACAAAGGCACAGGAACTGATCCGCATAATGGTTTCGTCAAACAGCGCAGCGGGGTGTTAATGAGAGCGTTACTAAAACCCTGCATACAGCCCGACCTGGGCATTGTCCTGTTGCGCCCTGGCAGTGAGCTGATGTCGCTGTTCCGTTCGCGCCGGGTGCTCATCTGTACCGAGCCACATTACATGCACAGCCTGCCATCGGGGCAACTTGCAGAAGCAGAGCAACCACTACTTGATTACCCTGGCATGCTGACGTTCTTCACACATAAACGGGTTATCAGGGCTGCCGGTGGCATTAACGTACTGGAAGAACACCTGATGCGTGTTGCTGGTGGCTGTCAGTGGAGTGGGGACTGGCATTCATCAGATCATACAACTCTGCGTACGGGGAACGGTGCAGTACGGCTTTGCTATCACTGCGATAACAAACTGAGGGAAGTTGAACCCTCACCACCGATGCTGAATTTAGCGGCGCGTAATACCGCCCTGTGGGTAATCGACAGGGCGTGTTCTGCGTTCATGCTGCCGGAAGCACATCAGTTATCGTTACCGGAACTCTGCTGGTGGGCTGCAACAAAGAGCGTCACCGACCTGATGCCGGAGAACGCTGCGCGGCAGGTGCTGAAACTCCCGGATGAAAAGGCATTGACTGGCACATTGAAGGAGTCTCGGATCAGGCCAGAGCCTTCAGCGGTCAGCATTCTGGAAGAGCAGGCAAAACAGGTGCTTGAGATGGCTATCGACCCCGAGACGCCAGAGACTTATCTTTTGCGACCAAAGCGCCGCCGTTGGGCCAACGAAAAATACACCCAGTGGGTTAAGCAACAGCCGTGTCTGTGTTGCGGTAAGCATGCCGACGACCCGCACCATCTTATCGGTTACGGACAAGGTGGAATGGGAACCAAAGCACATGACTTATTCGTGTTGCCGCTATGCAGAGCGCATCACGATGAACTTCATGCAGATGTTCGTGCGTTTGAGTCGAAGTACGGCACGCAGCCGGAACTGATCCTGCGCACTCTCGACAGAGCCCTAGGTTTAGGCGTGATTGCCACTGGTAAAAAAAATAGCGGAGACAAAAATGCGTGATATGAAATACATCCTGGAGTGCTGGGGAGGTTGGGCCGCGTCAGAAGGTGCTGGCGTTGACTATTCATCAATAGCAGCCGGGTTTAAAGGTTTGCTGCCAGCTGATTCAAATCAGCGGCCATCACTGACAGATCACGATGGCATCATCATCGACAGCTGTATAGCGAAGCTAAAGAAATTTAAGCCGGAAGAGTACGATCTGGTAGTGGCCCACTATCGCTACAACATCTCACTAAGAACTATCGCCCGCCGTCGACATTGTTCAGATGGCACAATCAGAAAAGAGATACAGACGGCTGAAGGTTTCATTGGAGGTGTGCTTTGCATGCTGGAAGTTAAATTAGAAATAGATTGCCTATAATATTATAGGCTGGTATTTACACCTAGATCACTGAATACTAAGTTAAGGTCTTTTAAGTATCCAGGGAGCGGCCAAAGCTTAGTGATTTGGTCGCTATCTAATGTGCTTACTAGGTGATATAAAAACAATACTGATGGTTGTCCGAAAAGAGAGTTTTCCGAAGAGCGATTGCGAATTCTTGATGGTAAAAATTTCTTTTTTTTGATTAGCTCTTCCACTTTATTGAAAGTTTCCTCATTAATGAAGTTCTTGTATTCATCTAGGATGTGAAAGTTTGTTGCATCATCCAAATGAACATGTTCTTCACCAATGCAAGCTTTGTACAATTCCACTAATGAAAATAAGAACTCATTTCTTCCTTTATTTGTTTCGTAAAGTAATTCCATTGTTGAGCAAAAAAGGTCATCTGTGGTTTCCATGAGCGCCATACTGCGGGCGATATGCCGTTCAGCTGCTTTAGGAACCACACCAACAGGCTTGTAAATGTTATCATGTACTAGCTCTGCATAAGCATGCTGTAACAATGTCCTAATTTGCACCTCACAGCAGGCTTCTGTTGTTATGGTAATGTTGTTAACAGTAAATTCTTCTTTAGGTCTTACTTCGTAATGCTTAGATTGATAATCAAATATCTTAGGGTTTGTTTCGATGTCAGATAGATAGTCTTTTGAAACAACTGAAGAAAATTCTGATATTGATTCTAAAGCACTACAAACAATATCAATATCAGAAGATAGAAGTACAACGAATCGTGTCCCTACTAAATCTGTCATCTGTATTACAGGGTTTTCGTAACCTTTCCTGGCAACTTTTCCAATCGCAGACTTTATATCTTTAACTCGTGGTTCAACAGGAACTTTCAGAAATCCCTTAAGATGTTTTCTATCGGTTGCTGCCATAACAGCCTTTTGAATTTCAGAGGAAACAACATCACCCCATGCTGCATGCATAGGGTGGTTATCTAATAAATACCTGTGAAATTCATTAAGTTCCATCACTCTTGCCTCGAAAGCTTACCATTTATCTTTAATATTGTACTATCATTTTCAGTATTTGGAAGTATTTCAACCAACGTTTTTAGTTCATCTGGAGGAACTGATATCCATATGTCATTTGTGAACACTAATTTATTTCTTCTTTTTAGCTTGCTGGAAATAAATTCAATGTCTTTATTGAAAGATATGGTGGGGAGTTGCTTAGAAGCCATCATGCTTGTATAACTTTCCCGAATGTCTTCGGGTATGCTTTCGCTGGCAAATGTCGTTATGTTGATTGTTGCTTTGTTTGACCTAAGCTCTGACCTTAAAGCTTCATGTAAATCTAGTTTTTTCTCCTCAGTGATGCCTGAATTGTTTATAAATAAACAAGTATTTTCATAAAAATCCTGAGTGAGTTTTTTTGATGACTTATTTATATCCATGCCTAGAAACTTATTGTAGAAGTAAGCTGCTGCTTTCTTTGTATCAGTTGAAGACATTAAATGGTCAAAAAGGAATGCTCGGAATAGCTCAGGGTTATAATTCCCTGCACCATCTGCTTGTGTGAGGGATTTTTCAATAACGAAACCAACTTTATAAAATTTTTGCGTTGGAGTAAGTAGTAACTCTGAAATGTATTCCATGGAAAGCTGTATAGCATTCTCTGTCGTTCTAAATCCTGATTGAGTTTCTGCTTTTATAACACATACGAATGGGAGTTGGCCTTCACCTACTGATCCAGACATTACCGTTAGAATACCACCAGGCGCACCGCTCCCTTGCTGAGCTTCGGTAAGTTTGTTTGCAAATCTTTTACTTACTTGGATGAACGTAGCATCGTCTGAATGCATCGTAGAAGCGGAAAGATTCAAAAAACTATCAGCCACTGTTGCATTGATTGACATCTCAATCCCATGAGATTTTGCAGCTAAGGCTTCAGTAATCCTCATTTGCAATACGTCAAGCGCATCTTGATCAAATGCCAACAGCTGCTGACTGAGTTTGGCAGGAGTCATAGTTTTATCATTAGCACGAGGAAAAATCCTATGAGCAATGATTCTTTGTATAGTCAAGCCTTCAAAAGAAAAATTGATTCCTGACATCATTAAATTCCCTTATGAGTTTTTTTATTTCTAGAGAATACGTAAATGGTTATGCGTACGCAATCGATATTGTAACGTGATAAGAGTGGTCACTTCGACACAACGCTTACATCATAAGATTCCAGCCTCGGCACCAGCCGGGGCTTTTTTTATCCCTTTATTCCTCACACACAGCACCACGGCGCAGCCGGAGGTGAGCATGAGTATCGATATGAGCAAAGTAGCCAGTGGCGTCGTATACGGCGCATCAGCGGGGACGGTTGCCAACAGCATCCTTACTCGTTACAGCCCTGACGAATGGAGCGCCATTGGCATCATAGGCGGTCTGGTTATCGCTGCTCTGGGTTTAGTGGTGACAGCCTTTTTCAAATGGCGAGACCACAAAGCTTTAAAGCGGGCGCTCGAAACGAAAGGGTATGCAGCAGCACTTAACTTCAATAAGGAGTGATCATGGCTATCTCAACTGCGCTGCGTAACAAGCTCATTGCTGCCGCAGGCGGTGGAGCGATGATGATTGCAACGGTATTCCTCGGCGGCAGAGACGGCGTAGAGGGAAGGGTATACACCCCGTATAAGGATGTTGTTGGCGTCTGGACTGTCTGCGATGGTCACACCGGATTAGATATTGTGAAGGGTAAGACCTACACCGACCGGGAATGTGACCAGTTGCTATGGAAAGACCTCCAGCCAGTTAAGAAGGCTGTGGATGCAAAAGTTAAAGTGCCACTCAGCGAGTTCAAACGTGCTGCGCTTTACAGTTTCACGTTTAACGTTGGCACCGATGCTTTCTCAAAGTCCACGTTGCTGAAAAAACTTAACTCAGGCGACCACATTGGTGCCTGTGATGAAATGCGCCGCTGGGTATATGCAGGCGGCATGAAGTGGAAAGGGTTATTGAATCGCCGGGATATGGAGCGTTCTCTCTGCCTGGCGGAGAGTGCAAATGACCTCCACTAAAAGCACGTTGGTGCTGGTTGCGGTATTCCTGCTCCTGCTTATCGGGCTGGGTGGTGCGGCTGTCTATTATCACGGGCAGTACAGCGACCAACTCACTGCTAATCAGCAGCTCAAGAACGAAAACGACGTGCAGGTAAAAGTAATTGCTACGCAGTCGTTCCAGTTTAACCGCTTCAACGAGATATCCGCCAGGCAGCAACAATACGCTGTGGCGCTGACAGGCAAAGCCCAGGAGAAAGAGATTGAGTATCGAACCATCCTCAAAAGTGAGCCGACCTGCACTCTGCCTGTTCCTGCTGCTGTCGCTGGCCGGTTGCTCGACTACACGAACAGTTTACGTTCCAGCGCAATGCACGCCGATACCGGCATCGCTAACAGCGCCCGTTCTGGCCCCATTACCTCCGGCACCCTGACGTATTGCCAGGCCGTGCTCTGGATTGATCCGTTGCTTACGGCGATTGACCAGGCGAACAGTCAACTGGCTGGCATCCGAAACATTGAACAAACCCGACAACAGGAGAAGTATTAATGCCATCCCCTATCATGAAGTATTTTGCGTACGAACATCTGCCAGCCCATCTACAGGAGGTCAGCAAGCCAATTGGCGATCTGGCTAAGCAACTTGATGAAACGCTACCCGATGGCGCTGAGAAATCAGCAGGGTTGCGCAAGTTGCTGGAAGCAAAAGATGCGCTGGTCCGCGCAAAGCTGGGCTGACAGCAAGCATCACAAGGCCCATTTGCGAGTGGGCCTGATGATGCTGGCGATTAAGTTCTAGGTGTGGAACTTTCGATATAGTCCTTACTATATTCCTTAGCTAAAGCCATGAATGTAAATTCAAATTTTTTTTGACATAAACATCAGACACATGGTCTGAGTTGCCAAGGCGCTGACCTGAACTCGATGGCCTGAAGATTACAGCAGCTTTCGTCAAATAATCTGGTTTCTCTGACTTTTAAGTAGGAAATTATGGATGAGGTTAGTAACGGAACTACGAGGCATGCTGATGCTATCAGCTACTTGCTTACTTAATCCGCTGAACGTGATTATTTCACCCTCAAAGAGTGAATATTGACAGTGGTGAAGCAGAACTGCTACCTGCAGGGGTACTTTGAAACTCAGAGTAGAAGGTAATGTTCCAGTTTCTGATGCTATTCCTTTTTTCATTTTCACTCATCCAGAAAGAAATGTGCTATCTTTAAGTTGATCACGGTAGAAAAATTGGAAAATACACGATCTTTATCTGGGAGGCGTTGTGGGTAATATTTCAAAAAGAATTGATGATGCACATTATAACATGGATGGCGGAAGGTTCGAAGCTGCTCTTTGCCTCTTGGTTTCTGCGGTTGATGGCTCCTCAAGGAAAGTTTATCCTGAAGGGACTAAGTCATTAAAAAATCCCAAGGAGAATATGGGTAATAAAGAAAGGTATACCCGTTTCACAGGGGTTCGAATTAGACAAATGTTCTTAGGGCCAGATTCTTTGCCTGAAAATATTTATTATGAGGGCGAATTGCCTAATATAATTAATCAAGAAAAACAACCTGAATTAATAATTTATGAAATGTTTAGATGCGTTGATGCTCACGAGTCAGGCCTTCAGGATGAAAATAAATATGTATTTGATGATGGTATAAATGAACAATATGGCATGAAGTTTGTAGGCGGAGAGATTAAATTTTCACGAGGATTTCTGAAACTTTTGGAAAACATCGTTGTTTACGCAGTTTCTAATGGTAAGGAGTTTGGGATTAACCACTGGAGATTACAAGCAAAAAACGGTGACACACTAATTAGATACATTGAAGATTTTTCGAGTCGGAAGAATTTGCAGCCTTCAAAAATGCATACGCTCATGATGATATTGCTAAATTCTGGTCTGGAGTGTCTTTCTGGTGGAGACCTTAACGCTAAAAATGCTATAAACCAAGCAATTCCAAATAATGGGTTAATAGCCTCGCTAAGCCATTATGAACGTTATGACCCTATCATTGTTGATCTAAAAATAACTGATAGAGGGCTTTTATTGCTACGGGAGATATCCGCAGGACTTGAATTTGTTGATGTGGCTCAATAACTTTATCCAAACTTCTGTTATATGCGAATTATCCCTTACTGCGAATAATTCGTTTCTTTTTCGAAGGAGTGTATAAATATATTGTCCATGTCCGATTTCTACTAAATCACGCTAACCAATCAAACAGGCTAAACCTTCACGGGCTAGATGTCCTACGTCAGGCTGAATTGGTTAATGGATTCGTCAGTATTCTTAAAGAAGATGGCGTATGGGTATACTTGGCGCCTAATGATGTGCTCAAGATGGATTACATGCCTGAGTCTTCGAGTTGATACAGAAGTAGACCAGGTCAACGAGAATTGTGACAACTGGCGTATAAGTTATAGCAATTTAAATCCGCTTATAAACACCCTCCACAACGTTGATAGAACGATGCACAGGGAATTCTGTGTATCTATTGTATTGGTTATGTCCTCTGGTCTTTATTTTGTACTGAAAACCGCAAAAACTGAGTTCACTTTTCAGCACAAGCACATCGAATCATAGGCTGGTGGTTTCATCAATACCGGGGCATTTACTTGCCTATCCAGCAGGAAAATCTAAATGACCATTAATGTATGTATGGAAGTTGTGATTAACGATGTTGCATATGCACCTGCAGCACAATAACGCTCTAATATCGGAATTGCGCTCACCACCGTAACAGGCAGGCGGTGCTTGATAAAGCGCTTGAGCATCATTTCCGGTATAGCCCACCACAAAGCGGTATCAGCACAATCCTGAAGAACTGGAACAGCACGAAAGCCGCTGACTATGCCGTTGGCGATGCTCTTGGCCGCAAGGTCATCTATCCGTGCTACTCCCTTGTGGATCATGCTGACGGCGTAACTGTAGAAAAGCACCCGGACAATGAACCACGTAACGAACGCAGAAGAGCCCGGCGGTTAGCCTGAATCCCGGCCATGAGGTAACACCATGCCAGCAGCAATACCACGCGCATGCCGTAAGTATGGCTGTGGCAAGACCACAACTGACCGCTCAGGTTACTGCCCTGAACATATCCACACAGGATGGCAGCAGCATCAGCAGGGAAAGAGCAGGCAGGAACGTGGATACGGCAGTGCGTGGGATATACGCCGTGCACGGATACTCACCAGAGACAAACACCTCTGCCAGAACTGCATGCGAAACGGGCGCATAACAGCGGCCCCTACGGTCGACCACATCAAGCCCAAAGCACATGGTGGCGCAGACGATGACAGCAACCTTGAGGCGCTGTGCTGGCCCTGTCATAAGCGCAAGACGGCCAATGAAAGCAACAGATAGGGTACCCATCGGGAATCCATCAGAAAAACCAAAAAGCACTCAAAACGATAATCGTTATCATCTACACTCGGGTGTTTTGCATCAAAATGGTGCAAAATCATGAAAATGAGACTGGTTCTCATTTGAGGGGTGGGGCAGGTCGAAAGTTCAGGGCTGACGCCCTAAAGGACCGCCGCCTAAGTTTTTTTCACGCACCCGCAGGTTACAAATCTTTTTTAGGGGTCCCCCGAGGATCGATTAATAGGAGTTTTCAATCATGTCCGGACCGCCGAAAACCCCGACGGCTCTGCGTTTGGTGAAGGGTAACCCATCCAAACGGGCAATTAACAAGGCCGAGCCGAAACCCCCTTCTGGGGTACCCCCAATTCCGAAGCATTTTAACAAACAGGAAAAGTACTGGTTCAAGCGTATCGGCGATGAGCTGGACTGCGCCAACGTCATTACCAAGCTTGATGGCATGGCGCTCGAACTTCTTATCGGCGCGTATGTTGAATGGCGCAAACACCGTGACGTGATCGAGCAAGTTGGCGAAACGTACAATGTCACGAACATGCAGGGTGAGACTTTGGTAAAAGCTCACCCGCAGGTAGCGATGATGTCCGATGCCTGGAAACGCCTGCGGGCAATGATGTCTGAATTCGGCATGACTCCAGCCGCTCGCAGCAAAGTCAGCAGCGAAGGGAAAGGGGAAGCCGACCCACTCGAAGAATTTTTGAAAAAGCGCAAATGATGAATGGCAACCGTTTCGGAAGGTATTCAGTACGCAGAGAGCGTGCTGGCTGGCGAGATTGTTGCTGGCGAACTGGTACACCTAGCGTGCCGGCGATTCCTTAACGATTTAGAGCATGGGCCGGAGCGCGGCATCTACTTTAACGAGGATCGCGCCCAGCACATTCTCGACTTTTATAATTTTGTTCCCCATGTCAAAGGCGCGCTGGCCGGTAAGCCGATAAAGCTGATGGCGTGGCATGTCTTTATCCTGATTAACCTGTTTGGCTTCGTGATCCCGCTTATCGACGAGATGACCGGCGAACAGATGCTTGATGATGACGGTGACACCATTCTGGTGCGTCGTTTCCGCACGGCCTATGACGAGGTGGCGCGTAAAAACGCCAAGTCTACGTTGTCCTCCGGCATCGGTCTTTACATGACCGGCGCTGACGGCGAGGGCGGAGCGGAGGTTTACTCGGCGGCAACGACCCGCGACCAGGCGCGTATCGTTTTCGACGATGCGAAAAACATGATTAAGAAAGCGCCCCGTTCGTTGGGCCGTCTGTTTGGTCACGTCAAACTCAACATTCACCAGGAGCGTTCCGCTTCCAAGTTTGAGCCGCTTTCCAGCGACGCGAACAATCTCGACGGCTTGAACATTCACTGCGGCATTGTCGATGAGCTCCACGCTCACCGCACCCGCGACGTGTGGGACGTGCTGGAAACAGCGACCGGCGCGCGTCTGCAATCTCTGCTTTTCGCCATTACCACGGCAGGTTCAAACAAGGACGGCATCTGTTTTGAGCAGCGGGATTACGCCATTAAGGTGCTGCGCGGCGTAGTAGAAGACGACACGTACTTCGCGATGATTTACACCCTCGACGAAGGAGACGATCCCTTTGACGAGAAGAATTGGCCGAAAGCGAATCCGGGTCTCGGGATTTGCAAACGCTGGGACGACATGCGCCGTCTCGCCAAGAAAGCAAAAGAACAAATCGCCGCACGTCCCAATTTCTTTACTAAACACCTCAATATATGGGTCACGGCCGAAAGCGCCTGGATGGACATGGACCGCTGGGCCAAGTGCGCAGGACTGCCGTCGGACGAGCAGTTGGCCAAATGGCCGATGTGGGTTGGCATCGACCTGTCGAACAAAATCGACATCTGCGCCGCTGCTAAAACGTGGCTGTCGCCGGATGGCCACACGTATTCCAAATATAAATTCTGGATTCCGGAGGGGCGGCTTGAAACGGCCCCGAACCATATCGCCGAGCTTTACAGGAAATGGTCGGCGGAAGGCCATCTGGAGTTGACCGACGGTGACGTTATCGACCACGGCTATATCAAGGCCGAGGTCGAAGCCTGGGTTAAAGGGGAGAGCCTGCGGGAAATCGCCTTCGACCCGTGGAGCGCCACGCAGTTCAGCCTGGCGCTGGCCGACGAGGGGCTGCCGCTGGTGGAGGTGGCGCAGACGGTAAAAAACCTGTCCGAGTCCATGAAGACGGTGCAGGCGGATATCTACGGCAGCAAGTTCCACCACGACGGCAACCCCGTCATGACGTGGATGATGTCCAACGTGACCGTCAAGCCAGACAAAAATGACAACGTCTTTCCGAACAAGTCCACGCCGGAAAACAAAATCGATGGACCGGTGGCGCTCTTTACTGCGAAAAGCCGCCTGATCGTCAATGGAGGTGATAAGCCGGACAACAGCGCGTTCTTCGACGATCCGATAATGATAGGTGTCTGATGAAATCCAATAAAAAACCCGGGCGCGTAAAAAGCGCCCTTTTAAACTGGCTGGGTGTTCCCATCAGCCTGACGACTGGCGACTTCTGGCAGGAGTGGATGGGGACGAGCAGCAGCGGTAAAACGGTGTCGGTCGATAAGGCCATCAAGCTTTCTGCGGTGTGGGCCTGTGCCAGGCTGTTGAGCGAATCCGTGTCTACGCTGCCGCTCAAGGTGTACCGGCGTCAGGCGGATGGTTCGCGAATACTGGCACAGGATCATCCGGCCTATCGCGTGCTCTGCCGACAGCCCAATGCAGAAATGACGCCATCACGATTTATGTTGATGGTGGTGGCGAGTCTTAGTCTGCGCGGTAACGGCTATATCGAAAAGTTGATGATCGGTAACAAGCTGGTGGGCCTCAATCCTCTGCTACCGCAGAATATGGTGGTGAAACGGCTGGATAACGGGCAGCTGGAATACACCTACACCGACAAACTCGGCAAACGGGTCATACCGGTTAAAAAAATCATGCATATTCGCGGGTTCGGCCTTGATGGCGTCTGCGGCATGTTGCCGATGATGGTCGGGCGCGACGTGATTGGCTCGGCCATGTCCGTCGAGGAATCGGCGGCCAAGATATTCGAGAACGGGATCCAAAACTCCGGTTTCATCAGTGCAAAAACGGCCTTGAACGAGGACCAGCGCGGCAGGCTAAAGAAAAATCTCGGGGACTTTGTCGGCTCCAAAAACGCCGGCAAGGTCATGGTGCTGGAAGGAGACCTGTCCTATCAGGGCATTACTATGAACCCCGAAGCGGCGCAGATGCTGGAGAGCCGCTCATTCAGCATCGAGGAGATTTGCCGCTGGTTCCGTATTCCGCCGTTTATGGTGGGGCATGCCGACAAGCAGAGCAGCTGGGCGTCGAGCGTGGAAGGCATGAACCTGCAATTTCTGACCAATACATTGCGGCCGCTGCTGGTCAACATCGAGCAGGAAATCGCGCGCTGTCTGCTGGACGGCGACGAGGATTATTTTGCCGAGTTCTCGGTGGAAGGTTTGCTGCGTGCCGACAGCGCGGGGCGTTCTGCCTATTACACCACGGCGCTGCAAAACGGCTGGATGTCACGCAATGACGTTCGCCGACTGGAAAACATGGCACCGATTGAGGGTGGCGATATTTATACCGTGCAGCTCAATCTGACACCGCTGGAAGACTTGAAGAAAAATAGCCAGGCAGCGCGGGCAAAAGTCTTTCAGGAAGTACACGCCTGCGTGTTCCCAGACATACCTTTCGAACAATCACCGCTTAAACAAGCGGCCTAGGAGCATCTCCCATGACAATAAAAAGTCTTCCGGCAGCGCCGGAGGGGCGGCCCTTTTCGCGTGAAAAACGCGATTTGCCGTCTTCCGCAATGGAGCGCTGGAACGGCAGCATCAAAGCGGCCAAACCGGACGATAACAGCATTTCCATCTTTGATGTGATCGGTGCCGATTACTGGGGAGAGGGTGTCACCGCCAGCCGTATCGCCGGAGCGCTTCGGGGGCTAGGCGGCGCAGACGTCACGGTCAACGTCAATTCGCCAGGTGGCGACATGTTCGAAGGGCTGGCGATTTACAACCTGTTGCGCGAATACGACGGCAAGGTGACGGTCAAGGTACTGGGCCTCGCCGCGTCGGCGGCGTCAATCATTGCAATGGCCGGTGATGAAGTTCAAATCGGGCGCGGCGCTTTCCTGATGATCCATAACTGCTGGGTTTATGCGATGGGCAATCGGCATGACCTGGGACAGATTGCGGCGGACTTGGAGCCTTTCGACAAGGCCATGAACGACATTTACGGCGCCCGAACCGGTCTGGATACGACGACCATCGACGCAATGATGAACGCGGAAACCTATATCGGCGGCAGCGATGCCGTTGAAAAAGGATTTGCTGACCGCCTGCTTTCAGCTGATGAAATCGCTGATGACGATGACAGTCCATCAGCAGCGCTGAGAAAGCTCGATGCATTGCTCGCCAAAACAGACACTCCGCGATCAGAACGGCGGAAATTATTGAAAGCTTTATCAGGCAGTAAGCCAGGCGCTGCTGCCGACCCTGAAGGTAAGCCGGGCGCTACCGAAGAAATAAACCCTGAAAACTTACAATCCCTCAAAAACGCGCTGGCCGCGTTCGGCAAATAAGGAACACCCATGTCTGAAGTAAATGAAATCCTGAAAAAAGTAACTGCCAGTATCGAAGAGGCCAACGGAAAATTTAGCGCCAAGGCAGAGGAGGCACTGAAAGAAGCCAAAAAATCCGGTTCTCTCTCAGAAGAAACTAAGGCAGCGGTCGATAAAATGGCCTCTGAGTTTAACGCCATGCGCGAAGCGGAAAAAACGCTAAAGGCAGCGCTGGGCGAGCTGGAGCAGCACGTTGCCCAGATGCCTCTTAGCAGCGCGACTAAGCTGGTTGAGTCCGTCGGCCAGCAGGTTATTTCATCTGAAGCGCTGAAGACCTTCTCGGCTGGCGTAGAGGGTAATAAGCGTCTCAGTATTCCAGTTAGCGCTGCGCTGCTGACGGTGAACGTCCCCGGCCAGATTGTGGCTCCCGATCGCCTTCCAGGTATTGATGCGCAACCAAAACAGCGCCTGTTCATTCGTGACCTGATCGCACCGGGCCGCACTGCATCGAACACCATTTACTGGGTACAGCAGACCGGCTTCACAAACAATGCGAAGGCTGTCGCTGAGAACACCACTAAGCCTTACAGCGATATTCAGTTTGCAGAGAAGATCACCCCGGTTCGCACCATCGCGCACCTGTTTAAGGCAGCAAAGCAGATTCTGGATGATATGCCGCAGCTTCAGTCAACTATCGACGCTGAGCTGCGCTATGGCCTGAAATATGTCGAAGAGCAGGAGATTCTGTTCGGAGACGGTACTGGCGCTCATTTGGAAGGCATCATCCCGCAGGCATCGGAGTATGCAGCAGCGTTTGAAGTAGAGCAGCAGAACGGGATTGATGATCTGCGCCTTGCCATGCTTCAGGCACAGCTTGCCCGCTTCCCAGCATCAGGCCATGTTCTGCACTTTATTGACTGGGCGAAGATCGAACTTATTAAAGATACGCTGGGCCGCTATATCCTGGCGAACCCTGCAGCACTGACCGGCCCGACCCTGTGGGGGCTACCGGTGGTGGCAACTGAAGCTGCCGCATTCCAGGGCAAATTCCTTACCGGGGCTTTCAATGCCGGTGCGCAAATCTTTGATCGTGAAGATGCCAACGTAGTGATTTCTACTGAGAACGCCGACGACTTCGAGAAGAACATGATCTCAATTCGTTGTGAAGAGCGTCTGGCGCTGGCAGTTAAGCGCCCTGAAGCCTTCGTCTACGGCACCTTCACTGCGCCTGCTGCTGGCGGCGGCGCATAAATCCCTCTTACCAGGCGGCCTGCGGGCCGCTTTTTAGCTGGAGCTAAAGATGAAACTGAAATTACTCAAGCCCATCTATCACGATGGTGAAGTGAAACCCGCCGGTGCAACGTTCGAGACTGCCGAACAGCATGGCCGCGAGCTGATTAAAAAGCTATATGCGCAGCTGGTGGCTCAGGATAATCCTGCAGAGCAGCCAGAGCAGCCAGAGCAGCCAGAGCAGCCAGAGCAGCCAGAGCAGCCAGAGCAGCCAGAGCAGCCAGAGCAGCCAGAGCAGCCAGAGCAGCCAAAAACCAAAACCAAAACTAAATAAGGGGTTCTATGATCGAAATGAGCATTATTAAGGCTCATTGTCGGATTGAGCCTGACTTTACTGACGACGATAACCTGCTGGGGATTTATTCCGGCGCGGCGAGCCGTTACGTGCAGACATGGACCCGCAGAACGCTCTACCAACTCAATACCGATCCTGGCTATGACACGGATGAGAATCGTCTGCTGCTAGACGATGACATCCGAGCCGCGATGCTGCTGCTTATCGGTCATTGGTACTCAAACCGTGAAGCGGTAGTCATAGGCCAGACGCCTTCTTCAGTGCCCCTTGCTGTAGAAGCACTTCTACAGCCACACAAAATTTATGGAGTCTGACGTGGCATGCTCAGGCTGTAAGCGCCGCCGAGAGTGGCTCAAAAATTTGATGAGGATTGCACATGAACGAGCAACAGGTAAAAGCACTGCTGGAAGCGATGCAGAAGCAGACGCAAGCGCAGATCGACCAGACAGCAGCACTAAGTCGCCTGGCAGAGTCGAATGAGTCTCTGGCCGCTGTTCTGTATCAGACCTTTGCCGATGAAATTGAAGCCACTTCGCCCGATTCTCCGGCACCAACGTATCTGAGCGGTAAGGTCGGGGGGTAGCGATGCAGGCAGGAAAACTACGGAACCGGATCACGCTACAGCACAAAGTTAACGTGCAGGATCAGTTAACAGGCGCAGTCAATCCTGAGTGGCGCGACCTGGCTACGGTGTGGGCTGACGTGGTGCCATTGTCTGCCCGGGAGTTTATCGCGGCGCAGGCAACGCAGGGTGAAATAACTACCCGCATCACTATCCGCTACCGTGCCGGGCTGACGAACGCAAACCGAATCGTTTTCCGAGGCAGGATTTATAACATTGAAGGTGTTTTGCCTGATGCTGTGAGCGGTCGGGAATACCTGACTTTACCGTGTTCAGAGGGTGTTAATGATGGCTGATGGTGTGAGCTTTAAGCTGACTGGCATCGATACGCTGCTGGGTCGGCTGGATACCCTGAGCGATGATATGCGGAACAAGGGCGGACGTGCCGCGCTGCGTAAGGCGGGAAATGTCATTGTCGCCAGAGCGAAAGCGAACGCAGCGAGAATCGACGACCCCGGCACCGGGCGCAGCATCGCTGATAACATCGCTCAGCGCTGGGACGGCAGGCGATTTAAGCGCACTGGTGACCTCGGATTCCGTGTCGGTGTGATGTACGGTGCGAAACTTAAAAATCACCCCTCGCTCAGCAAAAATTCACCCACTCCGCACTGGAGGCTAATCGAGTTCGGAACCGAGAACATGAGAGCCCAGCCGATTATGCGACCGGCTGGTGATTCCAGCATTAACGAAGTGGTGGCAACGTTCGTCAGCGAGTATGACCGGGCGCTTGATCGGGCGATCGCCAGAGCAAAAAAGAAAGCGGGGGGCGGATGATTGCACCAATTTTCACTACCTGCGCAGCCAGTGCTGATGTCCGGGCGCTGCTGGGCGACACTACGGTGAGACTTTACCCGTTTGGGAAGAATCCCGAAACACCCACCTATCCCTACGCTGTGTGGCAAAACATCACCGGCGGGCCTGAAAATTACCTTGGTACGCGCCCGGACGCGGACAGTTATACGCTGCAGGTTGATATCTATGCCAACACCGACAGTGAAGTGATAGCCGTAGCGCGCGCGCTGCGTGATGCTATTGAACCACGCGCCTATATCACCCGATGGGGTGAGCAGGAGCAGGACAGTGAAACCAAACGGTACCGCTATTCGTTCGATGTCGACTGGATAGTGTTGCGATAACAAAAACCCTTAACAACAGACCCGCCACGGCGGGTTTTTTATTATCTGGAGAAAATCTATGTCAGTCGTGACACAAGGTACTCAGCTCTATGTTCTCGCCGCGGGCGTGGTCAGAGAGGTCGAATGCATTACCGCGTTCTCACCGGGTGGAAACCCCGCCGATCAGATTGAGGACACCTGCCTGAGTGAGCGAAGCACGCGCACTTACAAAAAAGGCCTTCGCACTCCGGCACAGGCATCAGCAACACTCAACGCTGACCCGGCCAATGCCAGCCACCTGATGTTAAGCAACCTGGCGGAGTCTTCCGATCAGGATGATTTAACCTTTGCTATTGGCTGGGCGGATGGCGAGGACGAGCCAACCGTTGGCGCTGCTGGCGCATCTGGCGCAGTTGATGGCCTTATTCTGCCGGATACGCGCACCTGGTATGTCTTCAAAGGCTATGTTGCTGACTTCCCGTTTGACTTCCAGGCCAATACGGTTGTGCAGACGACCGCCACTATTCAGCGCTCAGGTGCTGGCGTGTGGATTCCGAAGGCTGGCGCAGGCAGCTAAACAACAATCGGGCGTGACATGTCACGCCTAATCTTATCTCGCAGGAAAGAACATGAAACTGACCCTCGATTCACTGAAAAAATCCGGCGCATTCACAGGCCGTCCGGTGGAAAAACAAATCACCTGGAAGCAGCGTGAAGAAGAATTTACAGCCACGGTATTTATCCGACCGCTGGGCTACCACAGCGCCACATCTGACGTACTGGCTCATGTGGGCAAGGTTGACGGCATTGCCGGGCGTATTGCAGCCAGCATCTGTGATGAAGATGGCCACCCGGTCTTCACGCCCCAGGACATTACTGGCGAAGCTGACCCCGATCGCGGCGCGCTTGATGGTGCCCTGACTATCGCACTCCTGGTGGCAATTCAGGAGGTGAACGATCTGGGAAAGACCACCAACTCAGCGCCGAAGACGAATTCTGGTGTGAGCTTGTCCTCAACGGAATTGGCGGAAGAACCATTGCCGAAGCCAGGGAAAACCTCAGCTTCCGGGAGTACCAGCTCTGGGTTAAGTACCGAGCCGCCTACGGCAATCTGAACCCGATGATGCGTACTGAGTGGGGGGCGGCGTTGGTGGCCAGCACGCTGGCCAACGTTAACCGGGGGCAGAATGACCCACCTTACAAAATCACAGACTTTGCCCCACACATTGAAAAAACACCAATCTCACTGTCGCAAGCAATGTCTGACTGGACATAATCATCACATAGGTATGATACTTTCGATTGACACAACAATCGGAGAGTTTTATGAAAAACTATGGATGGGTTATTACCCTTGTAGGAGCTGCCCTTGGCGTCTATGCCTTTCTTTTTTTCGACGTGACAGTGCCATTTGATGATGATACTAGAGTCGTTAACATTCATCTGATGTCTAGGCAACAGAACTTGCTATTAATAGCGGCCGTTTTGTTCATTGGTGGTATTTTGTTATCACGTGTTTCAGGAAAGAGGAAATCACGTGAAAATATTGATCATACCAATATCGATAGCATTGATGAATCCGAATACTTTATCAATGATGATGGAATTTGCGATATAAATCACTTAAAAGTCGATGAGCTTTCTCTTAAGCTTTTGAAAAAGTATGGGAGCAGTTCAATTAGTGACATTTTGCTATTTAGCAGGCCAATCACTGATAAAATTTGCTCCCGGCAACCTGAAGTATTAGGAAAAAAATTCAGAGATGAGTTAGCCAGAAGACTCAAGGAGAATTACTAAATCATAACTAACCGCTTCGGCGGTTTTTTTTCGTCTGGAGTTCATAATGGCAAGTAAATCTCTCGGAACATTAACTCTAGATTTGGTCGCAAAAGTTGGCGGTTTTGTCTCCGGCATGGACAAGGCGGAAAGAGCGTCAGCGAAATGGGGTAAGCAGGTTCAGGAGGATGCACAGAAGACCTCTGTCGCGCTGGCGGGGATAGGTGCAGCTGCTGCTGCTACCGCTTCCGCCGTAGGCGTTGCTGGCTTCAATCTTCTTAAATCTACCTCACAGCAGATTGCATCCACGGACCAGTGGGCTAAGTCACTGAAGATGTCGACCCAGGAGTTGCTGGCCTGGCAGTTCGCCGCCGATCGTGCTGGCGTGGCTGGCGATAACATGGCTGACATCTTCAAAGACCTCAGCGACAAAATCGGTGACGCGGTACTGAACAAGTCAGGCGAGGCCGTTGACGCGCTGAATGCTCTTGGCCTGTCTGCTGACAAACTGTCGAAGGTATCTCCCGACAAGCAGATGCTGGCGATCGGGGAAGCACTGGGGAAAATCAGCACCAACGCGGGAAAGGTAACCATCCTTGAAAGCCTCGGTAACGACCTGTCAAAACTGCTGCCGCTGTTCGATAACAACAATGAAAAGCTGCAAAAGTTTATCCGTATCGCGAAAGATTACGGTGTAGCGCCCGATCCGGCGTCTATCGATGACCTGGTGAAGGTCAACGACATCTTCCTCGATATGGAAGCGCAGGTTAAAGGCCTGAAAATGGAGATTGCTGGCGGACTGGCAAAGGTGGACCTTTCCCCGCTTCAGTCTTCACTGGATGAAGTACGAAAAGTTCTCACCGACCCCGCCGTATTGCAGGGCATCGTCGAGCTGGTAAGCCAGGTTGCTCAGCTTGCAGGGTGGCTCGTTAAAGCTGCAGCCGGCGCTGGTAAACTTGCCACGAACTCAAATGCCCGTATGTCTGCGCTGGGCGGCAATATTGACATGAACAACCCGAGCCAGGTGCAGGAGCGCATTAACTGGCTGGAGAAGAACCAGACGACTCGTTCAAACGATATGTATGGCTCAGGTCAGTCGATGTTCGGATGGATCACAGGCAAGGATGACAGCATCAAAGCCGTGAACGCTGAGTTGGACACGCTTTATCAGCAGCGCGATAAATTAAGCAAGCAGAAGCCGATAAAGATTGCTGATTCTGTGGGGACTGGCACCGCCGATAGCCTGATGGACTTCAGTCTCCCGGCAGGAGGCACAAACGGAAAAACCACTACCAAGCCTGACGCTGCTGCAAAAAAACTTGATAACGCTTTTAAGTCTCTTGAGCTGAGCTATCAGCGACAGATTGCCCTGATTGATACCACGGGTAAAAAGACGGTCGAAGTGACCGAGGCCCAGAAGCTGCAGTTCGATATTGCTGACGGGAGGCTGGCAGGCATTAACGAAGCACAGAAATCCCGGCTGGCAGGGCTGGCTGCTGAGGTTGACCGCCTGAACGCAGTTAAACAGGCCAACATTGAGATGGCGAAAGTGGCTGAGTTTACCGCCAACCTCAGAGCCGATAATCAGAACGCCCGCGAAGACCTCAGCGTTGACGCTCAGGGGGCCGGACTTGGTGACAAAGAGCGCGACAGAATGAAGGAACGGCTGGGCATTGAACGCAGCTTTCTGGAACAGCAGCGCCAGCTTCAGCTTTCTTACCAGTCAGGGAAAATCACTCAATCCCTCTACGACACTGAAACCAGCGCGCTTAAGAGCGCTATGGGCGAACGACTGAGTATTCAGGAAGACTATTACAAAAGCGTTGATGTGATGCAGTCAGACTGGATGAGCGGTATGAGTGATGGCCTGGCCAACTGGCTGGATGAATCATCTAACTACTCTGCATCAGCAGCCAGCGCAGTAAGCAATGGCCTGGGCAGCGCCCTGGATAATGTCGCGGACATGCTGATCGGCAACAAAGCCAGCTGGAAGGACTGGATGACCTCAGTCCTGTCGATGATTGTGAAAATCGGTCTTCAGATGGCCGCTGTGAATCTTATCAGTGGGTTCGCGAGCTCCGTGGGCGGTGCAGCAGGAGGTGCGGCGGCGGGCGGAGCAGCTGCTGGGGCCGGTTCTACCGGGGCGTTAGGCATGAGCACCGGCTATCAGGCTTATGCTGGCGTATTCGATGGAGGCGGCTACACCGGGCAGGGGGGCAAATTCGACCCGGCAGGCATTGTGCATAAAGGGGAATTTGTCTTCACCAAAGAAGCCACTGAGCGAATTGGCGTGGAAAACCTTTACGACATGATGCGCGGCTATGCCAGCGGTGGTCTAGTAGGATCAATGCGCACCGGAAGCAATCCCACTCCCGCCATTAACCGCAGTTCCAGTAGTGGCCCGAGCATTTCAGTTAGTGTTCCGATCACAATCGAGGGTGGCGGTGCAGGGGAAACCAGCACGGCAAATACAACGGATGCAGCCAAGCAGCTGGAAGGCATGATGAAAAAAACCATCAATGATTGGGCACGCATGCAAATGTCGCCCGGCGGCCTGCTTTACAAGAGGTAAGTATGGCAATTGACGAATTTGGATGGTGCTTGAGAACAGGGGCCACGGAAGAACTGACGGTTTCCACTATGCAGGCTCAGTTTGGTGACGGCTATAAGCAAGTCGCCGGAACGGGTATCAACGGTGCCCGCGAGTCGTGGCCAGTAACCTGCAGCGGCAGTAAGGCTGAGATGGCCACCGTCAGGGCATTTCTGAAATCACACGTCACCGTGTCGTGCTGGTGGGTTAATCCATGGGGAGAGAAAAAGCTCTATCGCGTTGAGGCGGACTCCATCCGGCCAAACTTCATCAACGGAAACTTTGTGGAAATAGCCTTCACCTTTGAGCAGTCTTTCGCACCATGACAAGTCACGATAATTAACAGGGCGCTGAGCGCCCTTTTTTATTGGGTGAAATATGCCTTTTTTACAGGATATACAGCAGCTGGAGCCGGGTAGCCTGGTCCAACTGGTAGAGGTCGATGGTACCGATTTTGGCATGGATAATGTCCTCAGGTTTCATGCTTACAACATTCCTGCGGACGGGTGGAAATCCTTCGCAGCGGATAACCTTCCTTCCATCGTGTGGCAGGGCAAAGAGTACGATCCTCACCCTTACGAATTGTCCGGGATGGAAATGAGCAGCGCAGGTGCTCAGCCAACCCCCAAACTTTCGGTCAGTAATGTGGGGAATTTCGTCGCGGCACTTTGCCTTCAGTATGACGATCTGGTGAAGGCCAAAGTGAAAATTCACACCACGATGGCCAAGTATCTCGATGCAGCAAACTGGATTGGGGGGAACCCTAACGCGAATCCCCAGGAGGAACGCGTCCAGCTTTTCCTGGTCAATGCCAAAACGGCAGAGACGCGCTCCGTTGTTGAGTTCGAATTGTGCTCACCCTTTGATATTCAGAGCCTGCAACTGCCATCCCGACAGATTACGCCAGTATGCACGTGGTGCATACGCGGCTGGTACCGCACCGGAACAGGCTGTGACTACGCAGGAACACGGTATTTCGCCAAAGACGGGACGCCAACCAGCGATCCATCAAAGGACGTTTGTGGTGGGCGCATGGCTGACTGCAAGGCGCGGTTTGGTGAAGATAAGCCGTTATCGTTTGGTGGATTCCCGGCAGCAAATTTACAGGGGAAATAGCGATGCGAGAAAAACTACTTACCGCTATACGTAAACACGTTGCCTCGGAATACCCGAAGGAGGCGTGTGGCCTAATCATTCAGTCAGGCCGGACCCAGACTTACATACCTTGCAGGAACATTGCGGGCGATCCCACGCAGGACTTCACATTGTCACCGGAGGACAAGCGTGCAGCGGAGGCTCAGGGCGATATTCTGATGGTAATTCATTCGCACCCGGATGTGCCGCAGCTTATCCCGACAGAGTTTGACCGGGTGCAGTGCGATCATTCCGGCATTGAGTGGGGGATCATGTCATGGCCTGACGGGGATTTTTGCACCATCAGTCCGCGCGGAGAACGGGAGCTGGTCGGGCGGCAGTGGGTGCTGGGCTACGCCGACTGCTGGACGCTCATTATGGATTACTACCGGCAGGAGCACGGCATCACGCTAAACAACTGGTCTGTCGATTATGAATGGTGGCATGACGGTAAAGAGAGTCGCTACGACGACAACTGGGAGGCTGAAGGATTCGTGCAGGTTGACCCGGCGGAGATGCACCCGGGCGACATGATCATGATGCGCGTGCAGTCCCCGGTAACCAATCACGCAGCCATCTATGTCGGTGACAACCTGATGCTGCACCACAACTCAGAGAGTCTGTCCACGCGCGTCCCGTATGGTGATTACTGGCGCAACCGAACCGTGCGCATTGTGCGCCACAGGGAGCTGATGAATGCTTAAAATGATGCGATTAAAAGGAGTTATGGCCAGGAAGTTCGGAGCCGTGCACCGCTATCATGTTGCAGACCTGCGCGAGCTGATCCGCGCCATGTGTTCACAGGTGCCGGGGTTCAAAAAGTATGTGTCCAATGCCCATCTTAACGGCGTGCGTTTCGCCTTTTTCAGCGGTAAAGAAAATATAGGCCTGCAGGAATTCGACATGTCCTCCGCGTCTACAGAGTTTTGCATGGAGCCGATTATCGAAGGGTCCAAGCGCGGCGGCATGCTTCAGATAGTGATCGGCGCAGTGGCACTGGTAGCAGCATATTTTACGGCCGGCGCATCGTTTACCGTCCTCGGGGTTACGGCCTCCACCGTGACAACGGCGCTAACCGGGCTGGGTATCAGCATGGCGCTGGGAGGTGTTATTCAGATGCTGACCCCGCAGCCAAATTACAATATTGGCGCATCTTCGAGCACAGATAACAAGCCGAACTATGCATTCGGTTCACCTGTAAACACGGTTGCGATGGGGTACCCGGTACCCGTACTGTATGGCCAGCGTGAAATCGGTGGTGCGATCATCAGCGCAGGCAGCTTTACCAGCGACCAGCAGTAATAACAATCAGGCAGACAGGCCACCTTCGGGTGGCTTTTTTTATGGGTGAAATATGCGACTTCTTGACGGTGAAATGATTTATCAGGGAAGTAAGGGCGGCGGTGGAAATCCGCGAACCCCAACAGAGCAGGCTGATGACCTGCTTTCCGTAGCAAAACTGAAGCTATTGCTGGCCATCTCAGAGGGAGAGATACAGGGCGACCTGACTGCGCAGCAGATTTACCTCAACGATACCCAGCTCGCGAATGACGATGGCACTTATAACTTCACGGGAGTGGTCTGGGATTACCGTAAGGGCACCCAGGACCAGACTTATATTCAGGGTATGCCCGAGGTCGATAATGAGCTGTCGGTCGGTGTCACTGTAACGCAGCCCGCCCCCTGGACTCGCCAGTACACTAACCTTTCCCTTGATGCCGTGCGCATCAAACTCAGCCTGCCAATCCAGTATCAGTACAAAGATAATGGCGACATGGTGGGAACAGTCACGCAGTATGCTATTGACCTCTCAACGGATGGCAGCTCATGGGTACAGGTGGTTGACGGGCGATTTAACGGGAAAACCACGTCAGAATATCAGCGCGACCATCGTATTGACTTGCCTAAGGCCACGACAGGATGGGCAATCCGGGTGCGCCGTATTACTGCAGACTCAACCTCGTCCCGCCTGATTAATGCCTTCAAAGTTTTTTCATTCGCTGAGGTTATCGACAGCAAACTGCGTTACCCAAACACTGCCCTGCTTTATGTCGAGGTGGATGCATCTCAGTTTAATGGCCAGGCACCAAAGATTACCTGCAAACCGAAAGGCAAGCTGGTTCGCGTGCCGTCGAATTACGAACCAATCAGCCGGACGTACAGCGGCACCTGGCAGGGCGACTTTAAATACGCTTATACCAATAATCCGGCATGGATTTTTTACGATCTGGTGCTTGATAAAATCTGTGGCATGGGCACGCGCGTTGATGCTTCCATGATTGACAGATGGGAGCTGTACTCGATCGCACAGTACTGCGATCAAATGGTGCCGAACGGCGCTGGCGGCACAGAGCCGCGATTCACCTGCAATGTGTTTATCCAGAGCCAACAGGATGCCTATACCGTACTGAAAGATATAGCTGCTATTTTCCGTGGCATCACGTTCTGGGGTAACAGCCAGATTTTCGTGAACGCAGACGTGCCGCAAGTTGATTCCAACGGCAACGTGGACGTGGACTTTGTTTATCACGCGGCTAACGTGGTAGATGGATTGTTCACGTATGCTGGTGGCAGCTATAAAAACCGCTATTCATCGTGCCAGACCAGTTACTCCGATCCGGCCAATCACTATTCCGACACCGTTGAAAGCGTTTACGATTCCGAGCTTGTGGCGCGATATGGCGTCCGGGAATTAACATTAACGGCGATAGGCTGCACATCGCAGAGCGAAGCACACAGGCGCGGACGCTGGGCACTTTTTTCTAACGCTAAAGATGGAACCGTCTCATTTGGTGTCGGGCTGGACGGCTACATCCCGGTGCCAGCTGAGATTATCGGCGTGGCCGATCCGTTCCGCAGTGGTAAGCAGAACGGCGGCCGCATTAGCGCGGTTAATGGACGCAACGTGAAGCTGGACCGGGCCATCGAATACTCAGCAGGGGATCGGCTGGTAGTAAACCTTCCAGACGGAACTGCTCAGACGCGCACCATCGCTACAGTCAGCAGTGACAAGCTAACCGTGACAGTTTCAACCAGTTTCCGCATGGACCCGGTAGCGGGCGCTGTATGGGCCATTGACAGCGATAACCTTGCCATTCAGTACTTCCGTATTACCTCGATTTCGTCTAACGATGACGGCACGTTTACGGTCGCTGGCGTGCAGCATGACCCGAATAAGTACCGCTATATCGACGATGGCGTGCGTATTGAACCGGCACCGATCACCGTTACGCCAATCAGCGTACTGAAGCCACCCGCCAACATCAGCATTGAGGAGCTCAGTTATGTTGAACAGGGGCTGTCCGTGGCCAGCATGCAGGTTAAGTGGGGCAGTGTAGAGGGCGCGATAAGCTACGTTGCCCAGTGGCGCAAGGATAAAGGCGACTGGATCAACGTCAGCCAGACCAGCGCACAGGGCTTCAGCATCAGCGGGATTTACACGGGCGTTTATGATGTCCGCGTGAGGGCCGTCAATGCAGCTGAGGTTTCGTCCCCATGGGGATATTCAGACTCAACGCCGCTAACAGGCAAGGTCGGTAAGCCGGGAATGCCTGTCAGCCTGTTCGCCACCACTAACGTTGTGTGGAATATCGATATTACCTGGGCATTCCCCGCTGGCTCCGGCGACACCGCATACACCGAACTGCAGGTGGCCACCACAGCAGATGGCCAGAACCCGCAACTCCTGAGCCTTATTCCATACCCCGGCGTCAGCTATCAGCATGGGCCGATGCCAGCTGGCGTTCGCCGCTGGTACCGCGCGCGCCTGGTAGATAAAATCGGCAATGTAGGGGACTGGACAGCGTTTGTGGGCGGCGCATCGAACGTTAACGCGAATGACCTGATCGGTGATGTTGTTGAAGACTTCCTGACGTCTCCAGACGGTCAGGCTTTGCTGGACCCACTTCTGACTGATCCGGAAGCCATCCTGAAGGATATCCTCGCCGGATACGACACTGTTCAACAGCAATGGGCACAGTACGGCGACAACCGAGCTGGCATCATCCAGGCCAGCAAAGTGGCTGCAGATGCGCAGTCATCGGTCGCCAGCCTGGCAACCGTTGTAACTGCCAACTACAACGAACAGCAGGCGGCAATTCAGCAGAATTTCGTCGCATACGCTGATGTCGATAACCCCTCAGCAATTTACACACTGAAGACCGGCATCAGATATAACGGCACGAATTACGATGCTGGCCTGTCTGTGGCCGCAACAGTCAACGGCACCAGCGTTGATACTCGCGTGGCCGTGAACGCCAATCAGTTTGTTGTCATCAGTGGTTCGCAGGGTAATTATTACTCCCCGTTCATCATTAAAGACGGGCAGGTACTGATTAACCAGGCATTCATTGGGGATGCATGGATCACAAATGCAATGATTGGTCAGTACATCAGATCAAACGATTACTCTGCTGGAAATAAAGGCTGGAATATTGATAAGTCTGGTGATGCTGAATTTAATAATGTCACTGTTCGTGGCACAGTTTATGCCACCGATGGGCAGTTCAACGGTACCGTATACGCGACGGATGGAGATTTTAAGGGAACGATATACGCTAATAAAATCGTTGGTGATGTGGGTGATTATCTGATTGGTGCATATGAGCGTAACTATAATGGAAGTGTTGGAGGAGGTGGCTCCATTTCAGGGACATTATGTGTCATTAAGCGTCAAAACTTTGTGCAGAGAATTTCCATTATTGGCGCGTTGATCTCAGCGGATGGAGATGCGTCAACTATTCCAGCTACTGATGGTCGGATGTTAAATGCAATTATAAGCAGCGGCTCTCCCGGCACAGGTTCTTACGTCAGATTGACATGTGATGGAAAGACTGTTGCAGAGGGCGGAGAATTTTTGGATCTGAGGTCGCTAGCCTTTACAGTATCAGCAGGAACAGGCTCAACTGCATTAACTTATGAGGTCAGGAACGGACACAATGGTTCGGCGAGGCTTGGGTTAATCGCGCGCTATCATGTATTCACCCAAAGAAGTGCTTCAGTTGTTACAAGAAACTAGCAGACCCCTATTAAGCTAAACCCGGCCACTGCGCCGGGTTTTTTTTATTGCCCGGAGATAACTATGCCAGCAGGAACTATTGCGTTAACCAACAACTCAACCACCGTGGGTGGCACCGGAACTGCGTTCACTTCAGAGCTGAAAGGGGGTGACTTTATCGGCGTTACTGTCGGCGGTGCGCCCTATACCATGATTGTCGCGTCGATCGCTTCAAACACGCAGCTCACCATTGCGCAGGCGTACAACGGACCAACGGCCAGCGGGTTAGCTTGGTACGGCGTTCCGGCAACACTGAAGTATGCAATTACTCAGCAAGTCCTGAATGACATGGCAACGAACCAGCGCGGCATGATTGCGCAGCTGGCGAACTGGCAGAAGATTTACAGTGACGCCGCATCGGTTACCATAGAGCGACCTGACCGCAGCGCGTTCACCGGCCCCAGCTGGGGCTACATGTCGGCTCAATACGCGAATAAGGCAGATAAAACAGCGCTAGATGCTTATGCGAAAAAGGGGGAAAACAGCGATATCACGAAACTGAATGGCTTAACAATACCTTTAGAATCGTCGGGGCTTTATCGAGATAATGAAGTCGCGGTACATCAGCGATCGGGTACGTTTTCATACAGTGGTGCACCTAACGCTCAGGCGGCTATTGGCCTTGCTCAAAACGGTTGTGGATTCCAGTCTATTTATACTAATTACAGGCGTGCACAACTCTACATGAATACATCTGGTGCTGTCTGGGCAAGATTTTCGACAACAACGTCAGCAATAGATACGACAACCCCATGGTCAACAATGTGGTCAACTGCTAACACGACCATTGATACCAATAATTTCATCAAACGAGCGTCACCAATCGCCCGGCTTACGAATGACGTTAGCCAAATGCAGCCAGATTTCGCAGTTGATGAGCAGCATATCGTCGCTGGACTGGTATCGGTAAATGCTGAAGCAGAAGGCGTGACTGCAGAGAGAATATCAACGGGCGTCTATCTTGTTAAAGGTGCTGTGGGTATGGCAGATGAGGGGTGGACATTGGAAGTGCCACAAGATATCAACGGTAACCGCATGTGCTTCGTTGAGCTATCCACAGATAAAGAGGGGGGTATCACCGTCTCGGTCTTTAAACGCCGTTTTGACGTCGACAGCGCGATGATTGTAGCCGGTGAGCCGATGGATATTCCTGAGGGCCGCTGGATTGACCTTCGCCTGCAGATGCCTGAGGACTCAGCATGGAACACTCGCATGCGCGAGATGGAGCAGGCAGCAGAGGGCGAGGAGTAAAGAAGATAAGAATTAAGTTGGCACTAAAATTTCAGGCAAAAAAATGCCCGCGAAAATTATTGCGGGCAGAAATCCTTGTTACGCAGAGACATGGCTCTGTGAGGTTGACACTATCTTGTGTCAATTTGAGTTTAGTAGGGCCATTAATAAATGCAAGGAAGGAAAAAGCCTGCGTTACACAGGCATAAATTCGGTCAAGGGAAAGGGAATCCAAGCGCAGTCTGAGCTGCGTGAGAACTTTACACTCGCCAATAATTTTTGAAAGCGAAATTCATAAGTTCATGGAAAGAATAAGCCAGCTAAATTCCCCTCAAGATCATCATCCTGACAATTTTCCCCGACTCACCCGGTTGATCATTCACGCCACATGATCAAATAATACTGTATATCCAAACAGTATCAAGGTAATCATGGGAAGAAGAGACGACATCCCGGCGGCGTTCCGGGCGAGCATACAGATTGCTGCCAGCGGGCGGCGCACAGTGACCACATCTGACTTTGTCGCAGCACTGGCACAGGTCAACTACGATTGGTCTCTTGCTGAGGCCAATCGCTGGATTGAGCACTATCAGAGCACATTCAAAGACGTGTCTACAGAGGAAGGCGAGCGCCGGACGTTCCTGCTGTTCAATCCGAACAACGGAGGTTTCTGATGGGCTTTCCATCCCCGGCCACGGACTACATCGAAGACGGCATCTGCCTGAACCGCCTGTTCATCCCGCGCCCATCATCAACGTCGCTCGTTGATTTTGGTGGGCTTCAGTATGTCGTTGACTCATCCATGACACCTGCCAATGGATCAGAAATTTACTATGAAATATTTGGTGAGGTAGGCATCGGAAAACTGATGGGTAAGTCGATCATCACGCCGGACGGTGAGGTACTGGAAGGTCAAATTATGGAAGAAGTAATAGTGCTCGGAACGGTGGTATTAACTATAACTGCTCACTATGACTGGAACAGGCCAACAATATGA